CAATTGCGTCCTGTGTGTAATCGCATAGCTCCATCCCGGTAGGTGGAGTTGTCAGGTTGGTTATGTCAGCAGAGCGGCTACCGTAAAACGCAAACCCACGAGATGTGTTATCCGTGTTTTGCAGCGTTGCTGCCGGTATATTGGGGTTTGTGACCGATGTCGACGCAGCGGTGGCCATTACCCCGACAGAGGGAGAGAAGCCGGATGCCGGGCGCTCGTGGGAGATGATTAGGCCCGACGCATTAGTGAACGTCCCAGAAACCTCAGACGTTGAGTCGGCTTGCTTAAACGCAAGGGCATACCCAAGAGAGTTCGTTCCTCCTGTGCCGATCTGTGTCCAGTCTTCCGGGATTGCCGGGGGAGTGCTTGATCCGTCACGGATTGCACACGCAATGAAATAATCCCCGATCTGGTGCGTACCTATTGTCGCTGAATTTGTGCCGGTGTATGTACCAATACGCACGCTGTTTTCGGATTGCGTTACCGGTACACTGCCGCTAGATAAAGCTCTGAAGTGCATCAGCATTAGACGCCACCACTCGAATAAGTCAACGTAGCAGCCCCACCACTCGCTGAGATAGTAAAACCAGTGTTACCACCGGCACCAATGTATACGTTTTCACTGAATACCATGGTCAGGGTAGTACCATCCTCACTGATCACGGCACCGAGGAGATAAGGGATATCCGACACAGTTTTAACTGCCGATATACTGACTACTCCCCCTAATCCTATGGCTACCGAATTTCTGATAGGTACCCCGAACCCCATGGTTTATTCCTTATTGATGGGTTTGCAGTAGATAGTACCACCGGCTGATACCTGGATTGCCGATACTCGCCACGGTGCTCCCGTACCCAAAGGTATCTTGAAGGGTACAGGGGTGTTGGCAGGAATCGGCATACTGGCCGTGGTAGCAGTAACCCCCTCACCTACTTCGATGTAGCACGCCTGATCTGACCACACCACCACACCTTGAGGTCCTGGCGCCCATGTAGCGGTGCTACCCGCTGTCCCTGTGTAGGTGACACTTCTGGCAGGAAACGAGGATTGATTACAGGGGTTCAAGAGTTCCATCAGTATTCCTCACGTTGTATGTTGTGATTATAGGCTTAAAACTGAGAAGGTGCATCCAGATCACCTCTCATCAGATCACCGGTGTCAAGGGCTGCGTCAATCGTACCTTTTACGATATCCTGAATCTGCTCGGGAGTCATACTTTCCTGCACCGCTGAAATACGCTTAGTTTCAGCGTCAAACGCCTTGATTTGAGACTCAAACTCCTTGATGTCCATCTCACGCGCTTCCATGGATTGAGCGACGTTCTTGATCATCTGATGCATTTGCTCCATTTCCTGAGCCATCGACTCAATCTGCTTATTCGCGGCCTGGAGCGCTGGATCTTCGTCATCCCCTAACAGTTTAGGATCGATGGTCTTAGCAAACCGCTTAGCCATTTCTTGAGCACCCGGCCAATCCATGTTCTTGACGAACAGATCGCCCGCCACTGCCCACAGATCAGGATTACCCTGAAGCAGCTGAGCCATGGCTTCAAGCGCTTCTTGACGCTTGGTTGCATAACCAGGACCAGTAACTACCCGAACGTCGTACACCCCGACTGACGGGTTATAGATCTTCTCGACCACCACGCCTTGCTGATCCACGATCTTCTTGACCGGCATCGGTTGGGTGGGATCGATCTTGATTTTATCGGGTGATCCATCTTCACCGATGATTCGGGCGATCCGCTGGGTATCGTAAATTTTAGGGATGAGATCAACGAGCTGGCGGGTCACGTAACGCACCGCACGGGCAAGATTATCCACGTAGTGGTAGGTGCCGGTATCGCCTTCGCGCTGGCGGGCCAGGATAGCCTTGCCTGAGCGCTCATTCGATACCATGCCGAGGGAGGCATCATACTGTCCTGTGGTGGACTTTAAGTCCTCAGCAGCCCCCATCTTAGCCTGAATCAGGCCAGTTTGAGCCATCGGGGGCTGGGATCTAGCGGGTAGAGGTAATACTGCTCCATTCCCATCGGTTACATCGGAATTTACCTCTAAATAGGGCCAGTTTTGAACGTTAGCTGTCTTCCACTTGTCTTCAAAACCTTCAAATTGACCAGAGTACCCAATAAACGGGGCCTTCGGTGCCAGGGCAAGCATTTCCGCTTCTTGAGAGGTCCAGTAGTTATACATCCTCTGGGCATCTTTGGCGTTTCTTACCAATCCAGACACGTATAACCTACCATCTACCTCAAACTCGTTACCCACGACACGCACGACGGGGATGTATTTACCTGCCCATTCTTGCTCTTCGAGTACCTCGTACCCGTTTATCTTGCACCATTTGATTTTCTTCTTATCCGACTGACGGGTTTTCAGCGGTTTCCCGTAAAGTACCCGTAACTGTCTGTCTTCTGGGGTACCGTCGAATGCAGTTACGTTACCTGGGTACAGGTTCAGCTTAGCTTTCTCATACTCGCAGTAAAAATACTCGGCTATCCGTATCGTATTTTCACCGATCCACTGGGAAAGCGACTGATCACCGACACCGAGAGACTGCAACGTGTTCGCAGGAGACGCGTTCGGATAAAGCCGGTGATACTCCTCTTTCGTCACATCTTCAGTGATGAAACACCACTTAGCATCAGCACCACAGGGATCTTGTATCAGGGGGTCCATGTACACCGAGAAGCTGTTACGTACCCGACCAATCTTGATGTCCTGATCGAAGGTGCTCTCGTTGCAATAGTCCGTCAGGATGCGAATATACCCTTCACCGTAGATAACCTGATTCTCACATGCGGTGTCATACGCTACGTCGGCATCAGAGATGTATTCAATGTGCCGAACGATCCCATCGAAAACCTCGGCTACCTCGATGTCGGCATTGTCGTCAGCAGGGATCACCTTGCCCGCGGGTCTGTTCTGTCTCTGGTCGTTAGTAACCTGACGAATGTGCTGAGGGAGCTTGTTAATCGTCAGGCAAGGGCGTGCGTTGATCGTCTGACCCTGGACTGATCCACGAGTCGCCAGGACATCAGCAGGCCATTGCCATTGATTATCAGGCGATCCAGCAGCAAACCGTAGGTCATCGATCTCGTCTTCACGGGACTCTGACAGGGCTGAGATAGCCATGTTCAACCGGGAGCGGGCAGTGGAAAGTAGGATGTTCCTATCCCCTTTCTCATCGGCTAACGTCGCCACTGCCTTCACCCCAGAATAATCTTGTGGCATTTTTAAGCTCCCATCCAACCCGTTGATACTGTTGATCGTTCTGATGTTCTGGTGCGGCCCTTGCTTTCTCTTCCCGACGGTTGCCGGTGAGCCACCGAGAACGCAAAGGTGACACAGAGGGCGTCGGCCGCATCAGGAGAGGGCAACCCGCGCGCCTTCATCTCCTTCTTACCTTCGAGGAGTATAGCGCCCTTCGAGTTAAACTGCTTCTTCGGGCTGGTTAAGTCGTCCTTGAGTCGCCTGTCAGTAGGTATCGATGCTGTCTTTAACCATTCTCGCATGGCTCCCCACATCTCGCTGCGCTTATTCTGCCACATCCTGGGGTTCTTCGACTTCCAACCGAAGTTAACCCCTCGCACCTTGTACCGCTGCTCGTTGAGACGATCGAGTATCCCGTAACCAAGGCCCCCCTCGTCGATCACCGTCATTGTCGGGTTAAACTCCTCGATCATGTCGATCACGATCCCCACGACCGCCATGGTGTCCTGCTCATCGAACCGTCGCACCGCCAGCACGTCCCGCCCCTGGCGAACAGCGATCACGGTCTTGTCGCCACCTCTTGCCGGGTCGATCCCGATGATGATCGGCGCCGTCATGTCCTTGTGCTTCTCTCGTCTGAACGTAGCCTCTACGACCATCGGTGCGATAAACTGATCACCCCCTTGTGAAGGAAACTCACCGTACACTTCTACCCGTGCCTCGTCGGAGTCATCTCCGTACTCCTGGATAATCTTCTCATATACCTGGGGATCAGTCCCCTCGACAGTACGCGCGTCGATCTTCTCACTGTGCCAAAAGTCCCGCTTCTTCCCGTCCACTGCTTCATAGAAATACCCGCTGGGTCTCCGAGGGTTACTGAACGCCATCCAGTATCTATCGACGATCTTCTCGGTAAAAAACCCCGATGCGACTGACCATATGGAGTCGGGGATACCCGAGGCCTCGTCGAATATAACCATCATCCCGTCGTGGTTGTGGGCACCGGCATACGCGTCCGGGTTCTCTTCTGACCACAGCTTCCCTTCAGCAGCCCAGTAACGCGTACCCTTCTTCAAGTCCCTCTCGACAAGGTCGGTCAGCCACGTCGCCGGTACCAACTTAGTCGCTGATATCTCGAACCAGTGGGAGTTGATCGCCATCGCGGTCCACTTAGTCAACTCACCCCACGTGATCGATCGAAGCTGGTTCTCACTGTTAGCCGATACAATGACTGAGCTACCTATCCTGGTACTCTGCATCCAAAGGATCAACCAGCTCACAAGCGCTGACTTCCCGATCCCCCGTCCCGAGGCTATCGCTTCCTGCAACGCCACCGGGTCAAGCGTCCCCCGGTTAACTTTAATGTGGTCCCTGATCCTACGCAGCACCCGACGCTGCCATGCTCTCGGACCCTTGAAGTGTTCGAGTGGTGTGTTCGGCTGTCCCCACGGGAAACAGAACAACACAAACGATTCTGGATCATCCTTGATCTGAGGGGACCACAGTTGGGACATTAAGAGTTGTTCTTCATCCGACGAATAACGTGGCTTCTGCATCACTCATCCTCTCCGTTATTCCAACTATTCACCGGAATCATTTTCTGTTCATTCTCGATTACTTCAATAACTTCTGCTTCGATCACCCGACTGTTCGCAGCAGCCAGCGCATCGGTTATAGATATCGACTGGTTTATTTCGATTTGCTTCGTTTCACCGTACCGTTTCTTGTTCCACACACCCAGAAGGAACTTACGCGTGTTTATGCGCAACGTGGATCGC